AGATGAACAGCGCCGAGCCCGCGATGTGGCCGTCATCGTCGAACGGGTCGATGGGGTAGACGAGAATGCGGTCCATGCCCGCCAAGGCCCGGAACACGCCGTCGGGGATGCCGAACTTCTGCCGGTGCGCCTCGAGCTGCGGGTGCAGCCGCATCGAGCCCGGCGGGCTCATGGACTCGCGGATGGCCTTCTTGGCTCGCTCGAGCTTCTCTGCCTCGACGTCGACCATGTAGCGCGCGCCGGGGGCCTCCTTCGGCTCGGCGTTGTCGTTCCAGGCGCTCGACTTCTCGGGCTCTTTGAACGGCCAGGCGGTGACCTTCTCGGGGTCGCCGACGGAGATGGGATGGCTGCGGCTCATTTCAAAAACTCCTCGATGAACTGGCCCGCGTCGCGTTCCAGCACCTTCAGCGCATCACGGATGCGGGTGCAGAGCTCGGCTTCGTGGGCGTAGACCTTGATGTGCGCGATGTCGGCCTTGGTCGTCAGCGCCTCGGCGTGCGCGAGCTGCAGGCGCTCCTGCCGCAGACGCAGCAGGTAATCGCTCAGCAGGTCGAGGTCGCGCATGTCAGCAAACCTTGGCTCCACCGATGAGGTGGAACGCATCCTGCTGCGACTGCTGGCCCAGGTACGTTACCGGCGCGGGCTTGTTCAGCGCGTCGAAGACGTAGCCAAGGTGCTGGCGGATGCACTTGATTTGCTCCGGTTGCAGCGGCAACCCGCCGGGGTCGGTGCCCGTCGGGTCCACAATCTCGACGTAGCCCTGCAGCCAGTAGCAGAAGTCGCGTGGGGTCATGCGGCCTTGGGGGGTTGGGGTTGTTGCGCAGGCGGGGGCCCGCCGTTCTGGTTAGCTGGTGGCGGCCCTCCTGGCCCCGCCGGCCCCGGAGCACCGGGGGGCGCCATACCGGGCGGGGGCGCAGGCGGGGACGTCGGGGCGCCGTACACGGGCGGCGGTGGGGGCGCAGCGCCGAGGGTGGCGATCAGGTCGTAGCGGTTGCGCGCCTCCAGGCTCTTCTGCACGGTCATGTGCTTGAAGGCGTAGTTCTGCTGCAGCTCCTGCACGGCGTTCGGCAGTTGCACGAGCGCGTCGGCCTCGCTGATGCGCTGGGCCGTGGACGTGAACTTCAGGTCGGCGCTAATCTCGATGTCGTAGGGGCGATCGTACAGCTCGCGCCCCACGCTCATCGTTTGCTGGCCCATGGGGCCGAGCGCCGGGTCGTGGTTGTTCACGCTGAAGAACTCGGCGTCGTCGAGGTAGATGGCGTTGATGACGCCGTTGTTGATGAGCACCTGGGTGAGAAAATCGGCGTATTTGCCCGTCGGCACGCTCAGCATCTTGGTGGCCTGCTCGATGCGTGCGCTGATGCCTTGGGCCGTCTCCCCGCTCTTGCCGCTCTCGCCCGAGAGCACCTCGGGGGTATTGGTGACGGTGTTGCCGAAACCTACCAACATCTCGACGAGCTTCAGCAGCTGCTCGGCGGGCTCGCCGAACTCGAGCGGAATCATGTCCTTGGCCAGATCCATGGCGCCCTCGACCGTGTGAATCTTGCCCGGCTCGAGCACGAGCGTGGCGCCGCCGGGGAAGCGCACGTCGCCCTTCTTCAGCCAGTTTTTGCAGTTGTGCAGCATCGCCTGGTCGTTGAACGCCGAGAGCGCGATGTTGGCCGCCTTGTTCTGCGCCGCGTGAATGCTGCCAGTGCCGAGGCCGAGCACACCCTGCAGCGGCTCGATGTTGACGCCGTGGGCGAACATCTGGATGGGCACGGAGTCTGGTTGACGCGGGCGAGCGTTGGGGTCGCCGTGCATCCATTCGGGCATGGGCGGCTCGGGAGGCGGCGGCATCTCTTCGATGGAACGCGCCATGATGACGGCCTCCGCGGGAGCGTCGCTCTGCGGGTCGGCCTCGTGAGCGAAGGCGAGCGCGGCGCGGCGCGTCTCCTCCATCTCTTGCTGGTACGCCTGAATTTCCTGCATGCCCTGCTGGTACTTCTCCAGCTGCTGCATCTCGAACTCGAAGCGCCGCTTGTCGTACGGGTCGGTGCGCTCGTGGATGTTGAGCGCGAGCACGGTCTGCGTTTGGTAGTCGACGATGACTTTGCAGTAGCGGTCGCGCGGCTCTTCGGGCTCCTCGCCTTCGGGCGGCTCGGGCGGGGTGGTGGACGGCGGCAGGTTCAGCCAGCCCTCGTACTGGATGATGCGGTACTGGCCCTTCTCGTAGACCGTGCTGTCGACGCCCTGATTCTTGTCAACGGCCTCGCGCAGCTCGCTGTTGATGCTCGTTTCGTCCCACGCGGGCGGCAGACTCTTGAGCGTCGTGCCGACGTCTTCCCACACGTGCTTCATCTTCCGCAGCTCGTGCGGGTCCATGAAGATGACCTTGGCGACCCAGGACACATCCGAGTAGTCCGGCATCGTCGAGACGTGCGCGTTGGCGCAGACGAACTCATTGGCCGTCAGCATCTCGTGGCGGTTGTATTTGCGCTGCGGGTCCCAGTAGCTGTGGCAGGTGACATCCCCGAACAGGTTGTAGGCGAGCAGCCCGCGGTAGCCCAGCTCGCGCTTGAAGTCCTTGATGCGCTTGCGAATCTGCCAGTTGCCGTGGAGCGAGAGCAATTTCGCGGTGTGCTCGTCATCGGGCCCGATCGGGTTGACGCCGAAGACGTTGGTCCAGTTGCCGAACAGCTCGTAGGCCTGGCGGTAGCCCATGCGGATGGTGTTCTCCATCAGGATGGGAACGTGCGCGTTGGCCATGTGCTGGAACGGCGGCGGCTTCGGGTCGAGCGTACCGGCGAACAGCTTCCACATGTCGCCCATGTTCTTGCGGAAGGCGTCGGTCGCATCCCATGCGGCGTCAAAGTCGGTGATGACCTTGCGCCCCAAGCGCTTGAGCGCCTCGCGCCCCTCGGGGTGCAGCTTGAAGGCAGGGACGAGGTTGACCTCGTCCTCGTTGTACTCGAAGGGCTCTTCTGACGGCGTGTCCTGCCCGAGCATGAAAACATCATCGTCATCGACCTGCACGTCGTTGTCGGGGCGGTCGGTGTGCTCGGTGTCGTCAGTTGCCATCGGGTGCCTTGGGGTGGATCGTCTTGATGGTCATGGTCTGCGGCGGACCCATCTCGATGGTGCCGTAATTGCGAACCACCGCGCAGCAGCGCTCGCACGTGGGGATAGGCGCAACCACGCTCCACCAGAGCCGGGGCACGATCACGCGGCCCGCGCACAGCGAGCAGGTGCCCAGAACTTGTACGTCCATGAATCCCTCCACTGCTGGATAGTCAGCTGCCATAGCCAAAACCGCTGGCCTTCGGGAGCGCGGGCTCATCGTTGTCGTTGTCGGGGCGGTCGAACTCGTGCAGGTCCATCACGATGCTGCCGCGACCGCGGGACGCGCGCGCTGCGGCGTAGGCCTGCATGTCGAACCAGTGTTTGAGCGGGCTGCTCTTGTCGGGGACCGTGTTGTCGTTGTCGTCGATGCCGATGCCGGCAAACATCTCTGCGCTCTTCTTGCAACCCTCGAACAGCATCAGCCCCGGGGGCTTGTGCTTGTCGTAGTCGCGCAAGCGCTCGCTGACGCGCTCGGCGTTGCGCGCAATGCTCGCTTTGTCGGCGGGCTGCCAGTAGATGCCCTCGGCGGCGAACACGGACGCCTTGCTCTTGCCCGAATCACCGCGTTCTTCCCAGAGCTGCGTATCGGCGACGCCAGTGAGGCGGCTCTTCTTCTGTTTGGCATCCCAGAAGCCGAAACGCTGCTCAATCTCGACCACGCGACGGGCGACGTCGACATCGCGCATCAGGCGGAAGTTGAACTCGAAAAAGCAGTACAGATTGCCGTCGGGGTCCATGGCGAACCAGCCGATGGTGCCGAACGCCTTGTAGCCCCAGTCCATCGAGCGGAACTTGGGCCAATCGCGCGGAATCTTGAACGGAGCGATGACGTGGACGTTCGGGTTGTAGTCGTCCTCGAAATAGCCGCCTTCGACGCTGTCCCAGTCGCCGTAGAGGTAGCGCGCGCGCATATGCGCGGGCTTGCTCAGAAGCTTCACCTTGTACTGCTGGACGAAGGCCTTATCCGGGTTGTCGTCGAGCTTCGCCGGCAAGAACAGCCGCGTCTTGTAGTAAATCTCGTTCGTCTCGGGGTCGACGACCTTGCGGCGCAGGATGACGTTGCCCTTGCGCTCCGGGACCACGAACGCCTCCTTCAGCCAGCCCGGGGTGGGGTTGGACATGAGCCGGGACGCCAGAAGGAAGCGCAGCACCGGGTCAGCGGAGCGAACGCGAGCGTCCAGCTCTTCGTACTGCTCCTCGAGGAATTGCCCGGCTTCGTCGAGCCCGAGATGGGTGTACTGCTTGCTGAGGTAGTTGACGTGGTCTTTGGGCTCTCGGCAGTGCCCGAAGGTGTACTTGAAGCCGCTGCCGAACGTGTAGCGGTGCAGCTCCTTGTTGTAGATGACGCCTGGGTCGAACTGCCGGAACATGCGTTCGGCGCGATCGATGGTCTCCTGCAACATCGGCATCGTGCGGCGCATGTGCAGCGCGTGGCCCTCGCTCTCGCCGGGGCGGATGCGGTTGTTGCGGCACAGCTCGGCGAGCCACCCCGGCAGCTGGTCGATGAGCTGCCCCGTCGCGCGCGCATGCTCGACCACGGCCTGCTTGACGATGGGGTCCCAGAGGAGCGTGAGGCTCTTGCCGGGGCCAGCGCTACCGCCGCCGAGGACTTCATCCGCGGTCGTCTCGTGGAACTTCGTGCTCCACGGGCTCGGGGAATAGAACGCTCGGTCGATAGGGCACCGCCTCTCTCGCGATAAGGGCGCCAGTACCTACCGATTTTCTAATAGTCCAGCACTATCAGCGGACTCCTGCTGATAGGAACAGACGATTATGCCGGGCACGGGGGCTCTGGCACCCTGCCGGCATGGCGGAGAAGGTGATGGGGCACCCGGGGCGTTACGATGACAAAGCGTTGCAGTTGCTCGCGGAAACGAGCGCGGACGCGGTCGTTCTCTTCGTGTTGGGAGGGGACAAGGGCAGCGGCTTTTCGTGCACCGTGACGCCGCACGCTGCCGCCAAACTGCACCGCGTGCTGCCGGCGATGCTCCGCGACATCGCGACCGTCATCGAGAATGAGCCGCCCAATGGCGTGCGCGTGACGACCCGCGACTAGCCCGCCGGGCGAGTCTTCCGGCGGTTCAGGTAATCGCTGATCGTCCGGACGAGCCCGGGGTCATACGGCTCGTAGGTGAGCGGAATGGTTTCCCAATACTTGTGCGGCTCGTTCTTCTCGTACGCCCGCAGCGCGCGGTCCGCCGTTGCCGCAACCAGGAAGACCTCGGAGGGGCGCAGCGGGCCCGGGTCCAGCTCGTCCACGACCCAGTTCTCACTCTTGGCGGCCATGCGCTCTTCGCCGCGGTCCAGGTACACGATGCGCAGCTCGGGACCGTCCTGGGCGACGGTCCCCTGCATCCCGTCGTCCAGGCGCACCATGCGCTGGCCGAAGACGAGTCTCATTCGGTGACCTTTCTGCCGTCAAAACCGCAGTAGTGACAGCTGCCGTCTTCGTTGCGCTCCTCGCCCTGGGTGCAGAGGTAGTCGAACTCCATGCAGAAGTGCCAACCGTTCTGCATCTCCTCGAGGGTGAGCGTGGCGTCGCCGTTCTTCTCCAGCTCCAGCCAGCGCTTGGTCGTCATCCCCCCCTCCATCATGAGCGGGTCCCGATCGGGCTTAGAAGGGGATGTCATCGTCCGCCAGGGGGCGCGCGGCGACGGGAGCGTTGCGGTTGACGCGAAAATCGGGCTTCGGGGGCGCGGGGTTGGCCACGTCCGCCGCCGCGTGGATGAACGCCTCGCCGAGCGCCTGCAATTCGTGCGCTTTTAGGTGAAACGCCTTCCAGCACTTGCCGTTGTCGCCCGGGGTCTGCGTGCACCAGCGCCAGGCCCCGTCCGGGGTCTGCCAATACATCCGCAGCGCGAAGGTGGGCTTGTTTTTGTACTCTCCGCGCTCGAAGCGCAGCTCTTCCTTCTTGTCTCCGAAGGAACGGTCGAATTTGGCGATCAGGGTCGGTTCTTCAAAGGGCATTAGACCTCGAGGTCCCGCACTTCGTACACGACCGGGCCAGGATGCTCGGCAGTGGTCGGAGCGGGGAGAGCGATGCGTACGTTGAGGTTGTTTTGGGTGACTTTCAGGCGGTAGGCTCGGCCGCGGACGCTGCCGATGTAGACTTGGGCGGCCAGCTTGGCTCCGGCAGGGGCGAGGTTAGCGGGAAGCCATCCGGCACGGGCAATAGCCAGCCGTTGCTGCGCTGCTTCGAGGCCAAACTCGGCAACCCACGCTTCGGGTGGCTCTTGCTGCTGCGGAGTGACCTCGGCGAACGCGCAGTAGGCGTTGACGACGCCCGCAGCGCGCTCGGTGACCTCGTGTTCGAGTTCTTCGAGGCGCGCGAGCCGCATCTCCTTCTGCTTCTCGTCACGGACCTCGCGTTGCAGGTAGAATCCTTCAGCTGCCATGGGCAACCGAAAGATAACACTCCGGCCGGCCGCAGACGAGCGGCTTGTCGTCCCGGAGTCCAGTGGTCGCACCACCGAGCGCGTCTTCATCGTCGAACTCGCGCAGTATTTGCACCATCGGGTCGGCGTCGTGCGCCGGTTCGCGAGGCGCCACGGGCTGCTCCGCTCTCAGCGCCTGGCCAATCGGCGCCTGGTCGACTGGGTGAGCCCGTACGGCGCGCAACGCATCATCGCGTACGTACGCGCCATCCAAGGGTGCGCTTACCTACAGGGGCACCAATTCCACGAGCTGCGGGAGCGCTGGGCAGCGGACAACAAGAGGCTTGCAATCTCACGGGCCGAAGCAGACGATGAGCGCCAGCGTAGCGCCTGCGCGACATCAGTCGCCGAAACCGCGGTGGTGTCCCCCGTTACGTAGTGCGCAGATGCTGACGTGTGGGGGAGGTAACCGTGCGGGTTCATCGGGGTCGGGTGTTCGTGCTGGGTCGGTTTGACTGGTATGGGGAGTACCGCGCGCCAGGGCAACGGCGTCATCTGAAGAAGCAACGGCGCCGAGCGGAGCGGCGTTGGGGGAAAAAGATGGGCCGAGACGAGCGGAGCTGGTAGAGGGGAATCGCCTGCGCGTCGGGGTGGACAATGTTTGCGGCTGGCTCGGCGCGTGGGCACCAACTACGGGGAGGGGCGTATGGCCGTCTGCACACCGCACAGCTACGCCGGGCCCAAAGAGTGCCCGTATTGCCGCATCGCGGAGATGGGGGTGGAGATGCAGCGCGAGAGGGACGCTCACGCGCGCACCCAGCACTGGCTCGATGAGTTTCAGGGCTCCACAGCTGCGGGCACCGTCGAGGCGATGCGCCTACGTGCCCGCATCGCGGAGCTGGAGGCGGCGCTAGCCGCATGTGGTCTCGGCATCGCCCGAGCCGTGGCGGAGTTGGAGCAGCACGTGCTGCCGCTGTGCAGTGAAGAGGGCGAGATCGAGCACGCGGTCAAGCGCGCCCTGGAGGCGTTGCGATGAGCTACTGCGAAGGCTGCATGAACGCGGGCGACGTCATCGCCCAGCAGGAAGAGACCATCGGTGAGCTGGAGACCGAAATCCAACAGCTCAAGGCGGAGCTGCGCAAGTACCAGCCGAGCGACGGCATGATGTACAAGCTGCTCGGGCTGAACGATGCGATTCGGGAGGCGGCGCGGTTGCTCTACGATTCGGGCAGGGTCCAGCGCGATATGCCCGAGCACTTGGACGCGGTGGACGAGTGGCTGAAGCACCCGACGGTAGACCGAGCGGTAAAGTCGGCGATGGCGCAGGCCAAGGTGAAGCCGTGAGCTGCTTTTTCTGCGAAGACACCGGGTTCATCCCGTACTGCGATGTGGGGTCTGGAGACCAGATGCCGTGCGACAACTGCATGGTGTGCTGCGGCTGCGGTAAGCGGTTCCGGCACGCGAAGCTGTGCAACCTCGGCGGCGGGGGTCCCTTCTGCTTGCCTTGCGCCGAGCGCATCGAGGCGGAGATGGGCGGGCTGTGAAATCTCGCGAAAAGCGACGCAGGCGGCAGCTGCGCAAGCTCCACAAGGCCGAACGGCGGCGGGCATCCGTGGATTTGCACAATTTGTGGGAGCGGATGCGGCAATCGCTGGTGGATTGGAGCCAAAAGGCCGAAGCGGGGCGGAGTTTGTGAAAATTCAGGGCTGAGGGGTCAGGTGGGGCTGCGCGGTGGTGACTTCAGGCAGTCAGGGCAGGTGATGCGGGCCTCGTAAAAGGTGTAGAGGCGCCCGCCGTCTGCGAGATGCACCTGCTCCGGTAGCGGCGGCTGCTTCCACGAGGGCGTGTCCCAGAGCCCGTCGCAGCGGAACAGCAGGTCGGGCTGCGAGGACCAGTCGACCATGTGGATGGGTAGCGGCATGCGGCGGGGGTGTAGGCCGAAACGGGGGTTTTGAGCCAGAATTTGCAGCTAGGTCGGCTGAGGTGGGGCGGCCGCGTCCCCCGATCCGCGCCCGGGGGGGTGCCCGGGTGCGCGCGCGTGGACAGCAGTGGGTGTCCGAAAGCCAGTGGCCGGCCGTACAGTAGCGCGACCGGCTGTCCGACACCTATGCGCGCCAGCCGTTCAGGGCGGCGGCTGTGCAGTGGGGACGGCTCGCAGCGGCCGCATGCTGCCTGGTGCGCACACTCACTGAACACGTGGGAGGCGTGTGCCGTTTCGGCGAGCTAAGTGCAGGCTCATGCTGGATGGGTCTGGACAACCGGGTGTCGGACGCCCATTGTTGTGGCTCGGGGTTGGTGGCTCGGCGGAACGAGCGGCCCCGAAATCCCCCGGCTCCCCGAGAGCCCGAACGACACTCCCCAAAAGGACGGAAACCATGAATACCACCGAAACCCGCACAGTCGGCCGAAAGGCCTGTCTCCAGTTCACCGCTCCCGTTATCCTCGGCCGTTTCCGCTGGCTCGCAGCTCGAGCCACCGCAGCGCAAGGCACCGACCGCGCAATTCTGGACGCGCAAGCCACGCTAGCCAGTCGCTACGCCGTTAGGGCATGCCGCTTCACTCCCTGCCCGATCGTCCGTCTGACGGCCGCTGGCACGCTGCGAAACGGCGTCAAGCTCTGGATGCAGGCCCCGATCGGCTGGTCTAGCGCCGGCTGACACGACCCGCCGGGCTCCGCGCAAGCTACGGCTAGCGCGGAGCACGGTGGACCGCATCGGCCACCACTACACGGCTCGAGAGAGCCCGGAAACGAGACCCGAAATGGCACATGAGTTTGAGAGCGGATTGTTTGTCACTGAGCCGGCCTGGCACGGCTTAGGCGTAGTTCTGCCGAACGCGCCGAGCGTGGATGAAGCCATCACGATGGCTGGCCTGGACTGGCAAGTGCGACCGGTCCCTATGTATCTCGCAAGCGGAACGCCAGTCGAGGGTCATCGCGCCATGATGCGCGATAGCGACGGCGCTCAACTGGGCGTGGTTGGTTCGGACTTCACACCCGTTCAAAACAGCGAAGCCTTCAACTGGATTCGGCCGATCATCGAAAGCGGGGACGCGACGATCGAAGCGGCTGGCGCGTTGCGCGGTGGTCGGCGGGTCTGGATCCTGGCTAAGGTCAAAGACGGGACGGTGGACGTGCTCCGAAACGACCCGATCCAGTCCTACGTGCTCTTTGCGCACGGCCACGATGGCAGCCTAGCCGTTCGAGCCGGCTTCACCACTACTCGTGTCGTGTGTCAGAACACGCTCTCCGCGGCTGTCAACGATGGGAAACAGCTGCTCAAGTTCAAACACACGGCGGGTGTCCACGACGCGCTAGCCAAGGCTCGGGACGCTTTCGATATGCAGCGCGCCAAGCTGCGATCGGACGCGGAAGTGTATCGAATGCTGGCTAGCAAGAGGCTGTCAGACGCGAATCTGACGCGCTATATCCGCGAAACGTTCCAAGCGGGAGCCGGTAACGACACGACGATCAAGGTTCGCAATGTGGACACGGTCGTCCGCTTGGCACACGAGGGACGCGGTGCAACACCTGGCACCCTGTGGGGTGGCTTCAACGCTATCACTGAGTATGCGACGCATGAACGCGGTCGCACGGCTGACAGCCGGGTCAACTCCAATTGGTTCGGGTCGGGTGGCGACCTAGTGCAGCGCGCACTCGCAACGGCCGTTGCATACGCTGACAAGCTCCCGAGTGCCGATGTCGGTCGGGAGTGCTTCGCCAACCATGCAAGCGCCCGGCTCGAGATGGGAGCCCTGCC